TACTATTCCCACCACCTAATGTATCTTTGCCATACCTTAAAGATTTAAGGTTTGTTGTCAAGTTGACTAATGGCATAGTGTTTTATCCTGGTAAATTGTTCAAATATTTATCTTGTGGTGTAACTGCTCTTTCTAACGTTGATGGTAAAGGCAAAACTCCGTTTTCGGGTGTTACTGAACTTGCATTAGGATCTCCGATTGTAGAGTATTCCTGATGTAGTGTAGACTGTTGAAAGTTAGGAGTGCTTGGTGTTGTACCATTTAAACCTGTTAGTTGAGATTTACCTGATGTTAATTTATTTAATAGGCCCATAATTTTTTTTTAATATTAATTAGTTAATTTATTATAAATATTGAAATTTAATTTTTATTACGATTTGGATACATTATATAGCCCAATAGGCTTTAATTTCTTTTGTTGTTTAGCGGATGTTGCTGTTGATTTTGCTATTGATGATAATGCTGATGCCATTTCTGTCATACCTTTAGAAGATCCACCTCCACTATTTGTCCCTACATTAGGAGAAGCCATTATACTATCACCCGGTGTCGTTGTAGCCATAGCCCCATAACTATCTGTAATAGTAAATGGACCTTTACTTGAAGGTGCAATACCATCTTGTACTTTTTGGCTTTTAATAAAACCAACACCACCAGCAATTGCTGCTAAGGCTAGTACAGGTCCTGCAAATGGGATAGCACCTAAAGCTGCCCAAGCACCTCTAATTACAGACATAATAGCTCCAAAAATTAATTGGGCATTCATGGCTGCAACTGCTAGTGTTACTATTCCTAATACCGGAGCCATTGCCTTAAGCCCTTCAACTATATATCCTATTGTAGTTGCAATGCCACTAAATACTGGGGCTAATATTGTTACTACAGGGTCAATTATTTGTAAAATAGTATCAGCTATGGCCATAAAGGAATCTTTAATTTTACCCATAGTAGCATCCATTCTTTCAGATACTGAAGCTTGAGCTTCCATATTTTCTAAACTACCATCTGCTAGTTCCTTTTGTGCTTGTTCTATTCCAACTTCTGCTATTCTAGCATTTAATAACTTTTCCCTTTTTTCTGCTTGTTCTCCCGTTGCACCCGCTAATTGTTCTTGTACAAATAGAGTTTTTGCTAAGTCCTCTCTAGACATACCAACGGCTTGGGCTAATGCCTCCTGTTGGATTCTATTCATTTCCCCAAATTCAGCTGCTGATCCGGCTTGTTCTGATATTTCTTTTGCTACTGTAGCTAGATCATTATTTAAAGCTGCTGATCTTGCTTTTTCTAGATTAAGATTTTTACCTGTGAGTAATTCTGCTTCTAATTCATTTGATATAGAAGATTCAAAATCAAGTAAACTACCGGCTATGTCTTCTACTTTAGACATTTCCATACCTAAAGCTTTGGTTGTTGCTACTGCCTGTGCTATTAATTTAGGATTTTTACCAAATGATAACGTTGTTGCTGCCCCCACGTTACCTATGTCTTTCATTAACTCTTTTTCATTTAATAAAACTCCATTAGCTGCTGCTGCTTGTTGTGCTTGAGCTAAAAATTCTCCTGTATTTTGTTCTAAAGATGTACCTGTGGCCAATGATAAAGCTTGCATCCCCATTAATTCTTCATTTGTAAAACCGGCTTGTTCTCTTAATTTAGTAAAAGTTTCTAAATCTTGTTGATTTAACATTACATTAGTTCCTAATGTTTGGTTAATGGCCATTAAAGAGTCTTGTAGACTTTCTGTGCTTAAAAATACACTATCAGATTCTTGGGCTTGAGCACGAAGCTCTCCCCTCATCTTTTGAGCTTCTCCATAAGACATATTCATTCCTTTGGCAAGATCCCCTGCTGCTTTATCACTTGCTTTTAATAAATCAACTAATTGTTTAAAAATTATTAATACTGTAGCGGTTGATGCTATTTTTTTACCTATTGAATCCCAACCGGCTGATATTCCAGCACTATCTTTATTTGCTTCTGAAAATTTACCTACATTTACTTGTTTTGCTGTTACCCCCGCTTGTTCTAAAGCTTCTTGAACCCCAACTCCTTCTTCTCTTAATTGCTCAAACTTATCAATCCCCATATTAGTGGATTCCATTTCAGTAACAGTTGACCTTGCTGCTTCTGCTGCTTCTTCAAATGGACTTGCAAATTCTTTTAAACCCGGGATTGCTGATACTAAACCTGCTAATCCTGTAAATGATTTTACACCTAAACTATTTTTAATACTAAGGGATGATGTTTCAATTTTTCCTAAGTCTATACTTAACTTAGAGGCTTCAGCTGCTTGTTCTCCTAAAGACGTAGCAATATCAAAATTTACTTCCCCACCTTCTTTTGCAAATTTAGTTTGTTGTTGTTTTAATAATCGGATCTTTTGTTCTAATCCAATTCTATCTTTTCCAAGTTTTTGAAGTCCTTTAGTAGTACCAAGTTCTTCTTTACCTAAGGCATACCCCTTTTCTGCAATTTTAGTTATATCAGATGAAAGTTTTCTAATTAAACTTTTTTCTGATACTTGAAATTTTAAGGTTTTTGTTTGATCTCGTAATACATTAGCAATATCTTGCTGACCCGAAAGACGATCGGAATCAATCCCAGCTGACTGGGATTGTATCCTAAGGTTTTCTTTTAAAATTGCTGTCTGTTCAGAAAGTATCTGTTGAATGGACTTTGCTGCTTTTTCGTCTTTATTTGCCATTTAATGTAAATGTTTATTATAAATATTACTACTTATAACTTGTTTTACCCTTATATGGTTCACTTGCTTTTTTAAAGTCAGGAACATTTACCTTACCTTCAGAATTAACCATTGATTTTTCTCCTTTTGACATTGTTTTATTTTGCTGTTTGGATTGTTCATCAAAGTTTTCTTGTATTTGTTGAAAAGTAAATTTCCTTAGCCATATCGGCATATTATATATAGTGTAGTAGTCAAACCCACCGTTCCCATGGAATACTATGTCATGAATCATTTTAAATAAATTCTTCCTGACTAGGGGTGCGGTCTTAAGCGTCAGGCCAAAAAAAGCTCAACCCTATGGGTATAACTACCTCCTTCCCGTTGTCCAATATATAGGACAGATTAACATCTGGTTGGGTTGCTTTGATGTGTTGTCTAAAAGCTCTAGAATCTCGTGCTAATAAATAATTATCAACAAAATCTCTAATATCTTTTTTCTCATCTTTACCATCCACTGATGTAATCATGTGTTTTAATCGAGTTGTTAACTCAGGTGAAGCCTCTTTATTTAATTTTTTTAATCCAGCAATTTCTCTATCTATTGACTTTTCAATTTTACCAGTTATTAATTGATAAGTAAGTAGGGTTCCTGTATTTTCTAGTGTATAAGAAAACTCATTTTTACCTGCTTCTATTGATTTAAAATCAATATCCTTATGTTCTAAGCTAGACATATCTAAGTTGTAGTCATTTCCTCCTATATTAACTTCGTAATCTTTACCATATCCTAAAACACGAGAAGCTATTAGTAAAGCATTTTTATCTCCTACAATTAAGTCATCGAGATTAATATCCTTATTTACAATTAAAGATCTTAATAATTTATCTAATACTGTACCTTTTTGTATAAAAGATTGATTAGTTAAAATATCTTCTTCTTTAGCAGTCATGTATTTCATTTCTACTTTACCACTGGATAAGGGGTTGTCTTTGGGATATATTAATCCTTTGGAGGGCAAATCAACATCTTCCGTTGGGAATTTAAAATCACTCATATAATCTTTATTTAATTAAAACTGTTATTCATTAATACATATGTACGATACAAAAAAGCTTGACCGAAGCCAAGCTATTTTACAAAATATGTTAATATTTTTTAGAAATTTAAAATACAGTAATCTGGTTGTACTTCTAAAGAAATTTCTTGAGCAGCGTTTTCAGTATCCCAATTGAAATCTCCGAAATCTGCTGATGTTATTATTGCTCCTTTAATAATCCATTCAGATACAATATCACCTACAGGTCCTAATACATTTAATGTAAGATCTTTTTTATAGAAATCACTGTATCCATCTCTACCTGTTACTGATTCATGGTGTAATCTAACCCATTCCATCACTGCTTGAGCACCTGATGGTGTAATTGGATCGAACAACGTCATTGAAATTGGATTCCATGTTGATTTACCTTTTACAAATCTTTGAACGTTTATATGATTTAAAGCTACTGTGCCTTGTGAGATTGTTACAGCTCCCATACCTTTAATTTGGTAAGATGGGATACCATCCACATAAAGAATAAATCTATTCTTTTGTTTTGGCTCGAAAGCTGTGAAAAATATTTCGTTTGGGTCTAATACTGCCATTTTATTATTTTATTTATTTTATTATAAATATTCTATTCTTTAATTTTTATGATGGAAATGTTGCTCCAGTTGGTAAAACATTGAAATCTAGTAAAATGAATTCTGCTGTTTTAGTTGGTTGTAGGTAAATTTGACCTACTAGCTCGTTTCTATCGATTACATCTGCTGTGTTGTTTGTAGCATCCATTACAACTTTAAACGCGTATAATCCTTGTCTTTGTTGTACTGATTCTAAGTATGGGTTAACTTGCGCTAAGAAGTTATTTCTTGTGCTAATTGAATTTTGTTCAAATACTAAGTTATCTGATACTTGTACTATATATGATTTTAATGCTATTAACAATCTACGTACATTTACTCTATCTAAAGCACTTGCTCTTTTTTGTAATGTTTTTTGTCCAAATACTACAACTCCACTTCCTGGAAATGTTGCTATTGGGTTAACATTTGCTTCATATAAATTATCTCTGTTACCTGATGTTAATTTTCTTTCTGCTTTTACTACGTTACCTAACGCGCCTCTAATTAGACCTGCTGGAGCGAACCATGGGTCCGATGAAGCATCTGTAAATGCGTATACCCCCGGTATAAACACAGAAGCTGGCGACCAAACGTATTGTGCATTAGCGTCAATTGATTGAAGCCAAGGCCAATATGTTGCTGCATAAGAACTATCAAATGCTGATGCTTGTGTTACTACTGTATTTACTGTACTGTTATAAGGTACTAAATCAACTATTGCTATACAGTCAGTTCTTGATTGTGCTAATGCTACCATCTGAGATACTACTGGTGAATGTGCAGAAAGTGAATTTATTAAACCCGGTGCTGTTATTACATTAAAGCTGTAAGCATCGGTGTTTGACAATAAATTTAATGATTGTGTATACTCTGCTGCAATTAATCCTTGAATGTTAGTATCCGTGATATTTTCGTTAAATTTCACAGGTGAATTGTCGGTATTAACGTTTGTACCTACCCCACCTTGGAATGAACCTGATCCCATAATTGGAATGCTAGGGTAAAATGCTGATTTTGCTTTCCCATTATTATCGAAATAATTTGGTGTTGGAGAATTAACTGCTCCTATAAATACATAAGCACTACTGTTTGGATAGTCACCATTTGATTTAACATAGTAATCAACCCCATCTTGTTCTACTGTGTAATAAGTGTTACCAATAACTTTTGCTACATAATTTGCAGCTGTTGGGTCCATTGATAAATTATTAAATTGTTCTAATACTGATTTTTGTGTTGCTGTATCATTACCACGTCTAATAGATAGTGAGAATTGACCTGATCCTGTATTAGCACCTGTAACTTCCCATCTAACGTTATTTTTAGTACCGCTAGCTAATGTACCATTTGCATTATCAACTCCTGCTTGGAAGTTATTTGCAATTGCTCCTTCAGAAATTGATTTTAAAGTAAATGCTGCGTCTGTTTGAATATCAGCTGCTGTTAATACTATAGTACAAGTTCCTGTTCCTCCTGCTTCTGATCCTTGGAATGTAAGTGTATCACCTGCAGTAAATGCTGTTCCTGCAGTAAATATAATACTTGAAATTACATTATTTGCGTCTATAATAAAGCTACCTGCTGTACTATTTCCACTACCACCTGTAACTGTTCCTAAAGTATGTGTTCCTGCTGATGCTCCTGTAATTCCATTTACACCAATTGATCCGAATACATTTTTATTAGTTACTAAATCACCAGCTGTTCCTGGTTTTCCGTTTTGAATCGAAGATGAAGCTTCTGCCCATCCTGCTGATCCACTAACTATCCTAGTAACTAGTAATGATTCACCACCTTGTTGGAAGTAATTTGATGCTGCTGCCGAGTTTAGGTATGAGTAATTTTGTGAGCCACTTTCTACTGAGCCCCCAAATATAGCTTCGTATTGCGAGAATGAAGAAACCGCTGTTGGAATTCCAACTGGACCTTGAATTGCTGGTCCAATTATGGCAGCACCAAATGTTATTGGTGGTGCTCCAATGAAGGATTGATCGTTTTCTCTTGCTAATACACCTGGAGATATTAATGTTTCTGCCATTGTCTTATATTATATTTAATATTGTTTTATTATAAATATTAGAAAAGTATTCAAAAATTTATTCTGCTGCGGTAAATTCTCCTTTTTCTAAGTCGATATTACCCTCACCATATTTTTTTTGTAATCCTTCACCAAATTCTGCTTGTTCTTTTTGTAAAATTTGAAATTTTTCTAAAAGTTCTTCTTTTTGTCTGTCTAGAGTGTCAATTCTAATTTCTGCTGCTCCAACCTGTACTACAATATCATTGTTTCTTGATTGAAAATCGGTTAACTTTGATAACTCACTTTCTGATAACTTTTTACTAGCCATAATCTTGGTTTTTAATTTATTATAAATATTAAATTTTTTGTTAAAATTAATCTCTACTTCTATGGTCGGTTGTAGGATTTTGAGTAGGTATACCTGCTCCTTCTACATCACTAACGGTTTCGGTAGTAATTGTAACTTTTGCTTTCGAATTATACATCTTAGTTGAATTTAAGTCTTTTTGTATTGTATCCGGGATTAAATATCCCCTTAATCTAATATTAAAAGTTCCGGTAACCAACCTATCTTTATTAACTGTTAATTCTGTTGCAGTATTAAAACTGTCTATAAATGATCTAAACATATATCTTTCAGGGTTACCCCAATAAGCATCTGATCCATACTCACATGCTTCAACAATTTTATTAAGTTGTTCCATATAATATGTTTGAATTAAACAACTATATTCCATAGTTACATAATCGGGTTGTGCTACTACATGAAATTTGTTAACAGGTATTCTATTATTTAGTGTTCCAAAATTGCTATAAAAGTTTTTAGAACTAAATTCTTTAGAAAATACACCAGTTAGATTAGGCATATTAGCATCTAATTTATTTGCTACTGTTCTATCTTTTGTAATAGAATCTCTTTTTATTACAATAATAGGTAACATAATAGCACCTTTTTTATCTCTATAATACCCATCACGTTGGAATGATTTCCATCTTTCGGGAGCACCATATATTACTGGAACTTCTCTTCTAGCTCCGTTTTGGAATACAAAGGGTTTAATTTTATTTTCAAAATAGTAAAATACCGCCTCATCAATATCCTTAACACCAACCGAAAATTGTTTAGTATCATCATCTTTAAAGCTCATTTGAGCTGATCTGTTATGTTGAATACCAGTTTCAGTGTAGTTAGGATTGTTGGGTATTTCAGCATCGTTAGGATTACTCTGAATTCCTTGTTCCTCTCTACCTCTAAAAGGTGTGTGTTTCTTTTCGCTTAAAGTAAGTTGAGATTTTGGTATTGGTTTTCTTGGTTTTGCCATTAGAATCTTTCTTGATATGGTGAAATAGCTACTTTATCAGCAGGTATATAATAAGTTGATACTAGAATTGAAATATTATTTCCAAATTCTTCTAATCCAGGGTTAATAGGATTAGGATTACCATCAGAATCATTATTTGGATAATCGGGATTTTTCCCTCCCCAATATTGGTTAGCTACTGTACTTTGTACCCCATAGTATCCTTCTTCTTATAATATAATATCTCCTACTCTTGGTACAA